ATCTGTATCCCCAAACGATATGTTTTGGACATATCTTGCTCTCCAAATATTATCTTTTCCGAAGAAATCTTTCATTAGCATCAGTGCAGCTAATTGAACTTTTTCAGGTACAGATTTCCAGCCAAAAATACCACTTATGTCGTATCTATAGCCGTTTAAGAAGCTGCCTTTTGAAGGATAAACTAGGTCTTTTTGCCCACCCTCAGATATATCGTTTGTAGAGTATATCCTTATTGAGTGATTAGTTTCAGTAATCTCAATTGGATATCCAAAAACATTTATGTTACTGGACGTATTTACAACAGTTTTATTATTTTCTTTTAATTGTGTGAAAGATATGATTCTTTCACCTAGGTATAGAACGTCTGAGTCCTGACCATATGCAGTTATAGATCCCTCGTATTTTCCAAATTTATGACCAGTATAGTTTTCTATCATAAACCTAGCAAACCTTTCGGCCTCTGCCATTTCGTGGAATGGTTTATAGTTTGCATCACCTATTTCACGGCCTATTTTAAGTTTTGTATAAGCCTCAGAAATAGAAATATATGGAGTTACCACATTGTAATAGTTGATGGTTTGCATGGTGTTTCCATCAACGGCATACGACCATACAGCCTTTATAGTCTTATCTATTGTAAGGTGGTTGTCTAATATTGAAAACCCATAGTGACCCTCGTCATCTATTTCTGGTTCAGCAAAGGCGTTAAAAAGTTGTACGTCAGTGACACCATCATAGATAGTTACTATGGGGTTAGAATCTGTTGCTCTTAACTCACCATCCTCATATACATCTAAGTATATTTTTTGGGTAAGACCTGTGTATAACTCCATTTAAATCAGGAATAAAACTCCTGAACCTCCTTGGGTGTAGCCAATCTAAATCCTTCTTGGCTATCAAAAATTTCTTGAGCCTTTGCCTCAGACATAACAATAAATGGATTTTCTTTTGTAAAAGTAAATTCATTAACATCATACCTAGGATTCATACGCTCCATTTTTACTAAAACTTGACCGTCTGTTGGGGTCTCTGGTGCAACCTTTACTTTACCAGGTGATAGCTCTGGGTCTGCTTTTTCTGCGTTTGAAAATTTATCATACATTTCAAAGCTTATGCCCTCTTCTGTAAGAAGGGCTACTAGGTCGGCTTTATTATTTGCAGTTTGGTGATCTACAGCGAAGGTTTCTGCTACCTTTTGAAGCTCCTCGAGCCTCATATTATTGAAAGACATTAATTCTCCTCTCGTCTTTTCTTTACTAATTATAGCACCAAAAATGACTAAAGGGGAGCCCTTTCGGGCCCCCCAGTAGACTATTTAGTTTTTAAGGGTTGTTATGCAGAAACTTTTACGTTCTTGACCACAACAAATGCCTCTGGATTCTCAATTGCACAACCTGTTCTGATGAACATTGTGTATTCAATTGTATCCTTCTTTGGCTTGAATTCACGGTAAACCTGGATTTCACGCTTTACACCAACAACGAAGTTGTTAGCGAAAGACAAGTGAATGTCTCCGTGTTGTCCTGTTGTACCTGAGTAATCACCAGCACGAGTTTCATCGATTAGAGGAACCTCAACTACTGGAATACCAAATGCAAACGGTACTACACCGCCTGGTGCACCTGCTGGTCCGTTTGGATTTCCACGAAGAATTGAAGATGCAATGTCTTCTGGAGTTCCACCTGAACCGATAGTTGTCAAGCTGTATAGATAATCCTGTACTAGGTTTGAACCTGTAAAGAAACGTAGCTCATTACGACGTTGCTTGTACTTACGTGGCAATGCCTTAATTGCGCTATTGAATACTGCCTTGCTGATTGTTGCACCACCAGCGTTTACGACGTTAGCACTTGAAAGTGCTAGCGAACGGAAACCTGCGAATGCTGACATCAAACCAGTTCCAGTTCCAACACCATTGATCAAAAGATCTTCAATGTCGTTACCAGCCTGTGTTGCCATCAGACGTGCAATGTGATCTTCAAGATCAGCACCTTCGATATTATCTTCTAGTGCTTCGCTTGATAGTTCCCAGTCAAGACGTAGTTTCTTTGTTGTTAAAGAAATCTTTGTGAATGTAACTGCTGCGTTTGTAGCTGTGTCTGTAGACTCAGTTGCAACTGTCATCAATCTTGTTCCAACGCCTACCTTGTCAATATCAGCGGTATTAGAACGCATACGAATGGTTCTGGCTGCACGGGCAAGGATTGTAGCATCAAACATGTAGTCGATGAAACGGTCAGATTGCTCTTTTGTTAGCAAACCTCCGCCACCTGCTCCAACGTCTGTTGTATCTACTACTTTTTGTAGGATATCGCTCATTATTTTATTTCACCTCCATCATTTTTATAGATTTATTAGTCAATGTTACGGACGCTGAGGAAATGCCCGCCCCACTTACTTTTTGTTATTTTAACATCTGACCCGTCCAGATCAGAAGACTTTTTTATTGCTGTATCACTTTCAACTCCATCAATGCGCTTTTCAACGCTAGAGATATGTGATTTGATATTACTTACTGCTTGTTCAAGCTCGTTGTATTTATTTGTAATTTCAGCAATTTTTTCATCAACCTTTGTAGACAAGCTTGAAACTGCTTGTGCGGTTGCTGTTTTTGTTATCTCTGCCGAGAAGAATGCTTTCATATCGTCTAACATTTTTGCAAAGTCAGTCTCTTCAACTTCAACTTCGGAAATGTTAGCGGCCTCTTCTACAGCTGCAGTCTCTTCTACTGCTGGAGCTTCTGCTACTTCTGCTGCTGGTGCTTCCTCTGCATCAGCTGATTTAGCAAGCTCTGCTTCTGTTACTTCTTCAACTTCGGCTACTGCTTCTATTTTTGTTTCTTCTACTATTGTAGTTTCTGCCACAGTAACACCTCCTTCGGTAGTTTCGTCATTTTGCCCAGATTGCTTTGCAACAATATTTTCAGGCAAAACTGATCTTGAGGATTTATATGCCTCAAGAATTCTTGTTATCTCTAAAGATTTATTTGCGTCATTTGTTTCTACCCATCCGATTAACTCTAGGTTGTTTTCTGATGTTGGTGATTTAAATTCTGATTCTGTTGATAGGAAAATTGAGTCTGTCTCTTTATCGTAAAAAACATTTTCTACTTTTACATCTGTAGCAATTCCTTTATAGACTGTTCCGTCTGCTGTTTTTTGAATTGACAATACATTGGATAGCTGGTTTGCTGGATTATCTACTAAAGATAATTCTGTTAAATCATAGTCTTTAATAATGCGAACTGTTTTTTCTAGCTCTTCAATAAATTCATTTTTTGCCTCTTTGACATTTCCACCAATTGAAAATCCTGATAGTGTTCCGTCTAATACTTTTTCCCATGTATCTTGTGCGCCTTTTGAAACATAAACATTTACAAATACTCCGTTATGTTCTTTTCCGCTAGCTTTATCAAATAGTGTTTCTTTTCTAAATGAAACCATCTTACCCACTGCAAGTGGTTGATGCATTTCACGAATATTTCCACGGAATCTTTCGAATGCTTTTGTAGATGCCTCTGATGAGACTATATCTCCGTGTTGATCTATGTTATCTAGGGTAGCAAATCCAGAGACGATTCTACGCTCTTTATCTACCTTTGCGATAGGCATGGAGAGTTTTAATGAGTCTCCGTCTGAATACCAATTAGCCTTTTTTATTTCCATGGTGTACCTATTTTAGCAACGTTTTTATGAAAATACAAAATCAGGGCGTATTACGTCCATCGCCTTGTGGGTTTCTTGCTGCATCATTAGAGTCAGTTGCATTCGCTGTTCTCTGTTGATCTCTACTACGATTTCCAGTAGCCCTGGCTGTTTGATCTGCAGCTTGCTGTCCAGTTAACTGAACTGGTGCATCTCCGCCAGATCTTCCCGCCATACCTAGTCTAGCACGAACTTCATTCGGAACAATTACCTTCATTCTTAGGTATCTTTCGTCGATCTTTGACTGGGTATCTTCATCGGTTAAAGTTAATTCATTAAACTTTAGAACAAAGGCGTCGGTGAGCTCTCCAATTAATCTATTGATTTTTTTCTCTAGATTTCTTTGTGCTGGTCTTGCTACCTGCTCTTTAAATGTTTTATCAGCATCTTTTGCTGCTGCAAGTGACACTCCTTCTGGTAGTCCGATTTTAGAAACTGGAACTCTATGTGCTATTAATATCTCGTCACGGTTCATTTTTCTATAGTTATTAAATGATGAATCCTGAACACCAGACTCAACAGCCTCCATCTTAAATTCAACCTTATTTCCTTCATCATCTGCTGGAAGCGGTATGTATAAAGACCTATGATTTTTGCCTTTAAGATTTGTTTGGAAAAACTCTAATAGTTTTCTTTCTGCATCTCTGCTTAATGTGGCTCCCTTAACAGTAATAATATACCTTGGGACTGCCTTATTCTCAAAGTAGTCTAGGTTAAATCTAGAAGCGAACTCATCCCCTGCTAAAGCAGTCTTAGCTGGAATTACGTCTGGAACCCCATAAAATGAGTTGTTTGGTGTATATTTTTTAATATGAATAACTTCATTTGGTCTTGGGTCATCACCAACTGGGTTCTCTGTTTCAGAATCCCCAAAGTTTCTAAAGAATACAACAAGGTTTGAAACTATCTGTACGAAGCCGTCTCTTTGTTTACGGACACGCATTGTTCTTGCTGGTATGTGACCAATGTATCCGATCTCTCCATTTACTTTTCTACCAACTTCAATGTATCCATTTCCAGTGGCTTCATAGTCAATATAGACCCTGCTTAATATTTCTGTAAATGTATCTTCTTCATTCATAGACTCTAGTTGATCGGCTAGGTCTTCTTTTAATCTTTCAAGCTTCTTTCTAAATCTAGATAGGCTTTCTTGGTTTTCTGATAATTCTGAAATACGATCTTTTGTTGCACGAGTCTCAATAAACTCATATCCAAGACCAACAATGTTAGATGCCTTAGCGTTTATTGCAGCAAAGTGTGGTGAGGATATTTCATATATCTGTGCAAGGTAGTCTTGATTGTATGGTGGTGTAACAACGTCAAGAACGTCGTATCCCATGAGGTATTCTGTTTCATTTTTCTTTGATGAAATTCCCTCTTGACCACGTTGAAACTTTTGTAATAGCCTTGTATTTTTACGTTTAAAGTTTGGAGAGAATCCTCTGTACTTTGCAATATCGTCAGCCTTAGCCTCAAATGGGTCGCTTGTTGTTTCTGATTGCTTTTCTTTAAAAAAGTCTCCAGAAATTACAGCATTAATTTCTCTTGAATCGTCAACTACATCAGACATTAGTCATTCCTCAAATTCTTTAAGCTTTCTTTGTACTCACCTATATCTAGTGGGTCTGGAGTCAATCCCCAGTTTAATCTTTGTACTTGCTCCTGATATTCTTCATCATTAATTTTTCTTTGTCCAGCTAAAAATCTTGCTCTTCCAGTATGTATTCCGTAACCCTTAACAACCTCTGTCAAAACATTGACTCTTGTTTTATCCCCTTTAAATCCTTGTATGGATAAATAGTTTCCCTCGTCGTCTCCAACCCATCTTCCATCTGGCATTTCCCAGACAAATACACCTAGGGTGGTTTCTTCTACGACTGATGTTTTTAAATTCTTCATTACCCTATAATACCATCTTTTTGTGTTAAGTGCCAGTAAATGTCACTAATATGTCTAAATTTAGGCTGTTTGCCAGGAAACTTGGTAAGGAATTAGGCCAATATCTATTGAATTTAGCATTACTGTGTCCGTAAATAGCTCTTCTTGTGGATAGCCTATAAACATTTCATATTCGTTCTCTATGTCTGTAGCGTCCAAAACATAGGCTGCCATTGAGAATGCTCCGAGAGTTATGTCCAGTTGATTTGCGCCAGCGTCATCTGATCCAACATATATGTAGTCCCCAGCATTTATTTTTGAGGTTGATGTTAATGCTATATGAACCCAGTCATCCAACATAGCCTTGTTGTCAAATGTAGTCTGTCCATTTACATACATTGCAGAAAATCCTGGGTATTGCCATGAAGTTCCATCCCAATATAGTGATTTTGCACCAGACTCTAAAATATACTTTCCAGAGGTTAAAGGTTCATTAATCTTTAAAATCATAGTTATTGATTTTGTTCCATCAAATCCATTCAGGTCTGAGTGTTTAGATTGAGATGGGATTTTTAAATATGAAGTTCCATTAAGCCAAATACCCGCTTGGTCTAATCTATCTAATACCTCTACGTCGTCATCAAAAATGACTGACTGATCGATATTCATTATCTGGGCTCGGTCTTCTCCATTTTCTGGAATAACCCTTTTCATAGAATCTGAATATGCATAAAGTCCAATGTTTGTTAAGATTGGTAGATCTGTTTCTGAATTATCAGTAGATAAACTAATAGTGATTTCATAATCTGTTACAGTATTTATAGCAGCACTTGTGATCTGTGGCAGAATGCCCATTTTAGGCCATACAAGGCCGTTATTATAGGTTACTGAAAGGTTTTGAGAACTTCCTGTATAGAAAGCTAAAGACCCCTCATATAGGGCTGCAGGGACGTATATGGACCCCTTTACAGATCCGTGCTGAGACCATGATAAATTATTTTGTAGTTTTAAGATATAGTCCGATGGTTGATTATATAAAACATGATTAACTATCCCATTATAGTTAATATCTGACTTTATGGCTACCCATGTTATTGGACATTGTGCATATAGGGTATTAGTTCTTCCTATATGGGCAAGGGTTATGTTGTTAAAGCTTGTTACCGCTGAGAATATAGAAGTTCCATTTAGATATATCTTTAGGTCCCCTGTTTTATTTTCTACCAATATTTCATTCCAGCCAGCTATTGGGGAAGAGGTAGATACGGTAGCAGAACCATTGTAATTTATGGTTAACTGATTAGATGAATTTATCCAGGCAAATAATGACTGTGATGACTCTGAGTTTTCTAATGAAATTAAACCTTTTTCTGGAGAAACTGTAGAATGATAAAAGCTCATAGATATCGCTGTTCCACGCTCTATTAATGAGACTATTTGAGATATATCTAGGTATTGGTCTGACCCTAAAGATAGTCCAGTTCTGCCAGCATTTGTAGAATATATGGCGGTCCCAGTTCCAGATAATGTCTGGTCTGATATGTACTTTAATGTGACGTTATTTTTATCATTTACTATGGCATTTGAAAAATCAAAGTTGGTCCAGTTGTTCATAAAGCTATATGCCTTCATGCACTCAGAATTATTTGGTGAGTAGAAAAGTTGATTGTTTGAGTTGAAATAGTTTCTTTTAACTACTGTTTTTCTAGATAGGTCTAGGTGGTCCTGGGCCCTTGTCTGGCTGATATTATATTTATATAGCGCAACAGCATCTACAGTTACTTTATAGTCGTCGTCGCCAATTGTTTTAAAAACTGAGTTTGTTAAAGAAAATGAAAATTCTGTGTCCAGGGAGTCAACTGTATTAGAAACAACATTTTCTCCATTTACGATCAGGGATATGGATCCCTGAGAATAGTTGGCCACTACATGATATCTTCTTTTCCAATCGGGTACTTGGTAGGCAACATAATAGTTAACCTGTGGGTCTGGCCTAAAGTATATTTTATTTTTATACAAGTAGATTCCGTACGGTGCGAATATGCTGGCATTTAATATTTGGTCATATGTTTGAAATGCATTTAATACATCAGTATATGTTGAGAAGTCCTCTATTATATCTGTATATGTTTGATATTGTGACATAGAAGAAGATTGAACAATTGTCCTATTTCCAAATAAGACCACTTCGTTGGCAAGATAAGACGCATTTTCGTTAAGTTTAAAATATAACTCTACAGAAAATGTTTGCGACTCTTTACCAGTAGACCACATTCCACCATTTGACCAAGATGTCCCAGAACCAGTAGCTCCTGGGCATGGATAATATATTTCTGCAGTAGAATCTAAAAGCCTAGTTCCATATATTCCATTAGATACCAGTGGTATAGCTTTATCAAATATTGAACCTAGGTAGGCACCATCATTTCCTACACCAGATGCTTCTTTAACAATACCAGTTGATACCTGATCATCTAGTGGCCAAAAAGATATCGGGTCTTGTCCTAATATTACTTCTCTATATCCCATTTATTTTAGTCCTCTAGCACTGATGCAATTTGAGCCTCTTTTTCAGAAATCAAATTTTGCAAATTAGTTACCCTATCTGTATCTGGTGTCTCTTTTGCATTTTCTGCTAAAAGATCTATTTCTAATGCATACATTTGATACTCTAATGATCTTACTGCCCCTTGCTTTATAGCAGTCTTTTCATCGTTTGTCAGCTGTGTATATGTTGCCATTTTTCTCCTATTCCTATTTACCCAATAGACCTAATTGCATCTATTTGTAATATCTTATCATTTATTAATTTTTCTAGTGTTTCTATTTTAGAATCTTCAGTTTCTTGGCTTAACATAGTATTTAAATCATTTAATGTATATTCAAGTCCAGAGATGGCTGACTGTCTAATAGTAGCCTTTTCAGAATCATTTATAATTATGTAATTTGTCATATTCTATTATACCGATACAAAGCAGGTTCCCGTACTTGTGACATATTTACTTGAAAGACTTATTCCAGAACTTGTTGATGTTCCAGCCGACCCATTAACAACTCCAGCTACTGAAACAGTAATTGCTCTAGTTGCTCCGAATGGCACGTTTATTGTTATTTGGGTTGAAGTAGATGATGTTGTGGTGCTTCCAGATGCATCACCAGACCAGCTAACATTATATGATGTAGCTCCAGGAACTGCGCTCCAGCTAGCATTTATTCTTCCGTTATTATTTATTGACCAAACCATAATTGTAATAGTTCCACCATATGTATTTGAACCATTGCTGGTAGTTCCAGAAGTTAAAAATACAAAAGTCTGGTCACCAACATTTGCTGGCGATTGTGATATATAATACTGTGTGGCATTTGAGGCTGGAGACCATGAAGCATTCCATGATCTAAATCCTCCAGTCGCAGAAACAGAAGTAGTTCCAGGAGTTAAAGTAGAGTCTGACAAAGATAGGCTTGATGGTGCAGCAAGTCCTATGCTTATGCTATTACTTGATGTTACTGGTGTAGATCCTCTTTGATTTGTAGCAGTAACTTCACAGGTAATTGTAGATCCAGCATCAGCAGACACTGTCACATAAGTAGAAGATGTTGCTCCAGATATTGTGGATCCAGATCTTTTCCATTGATAAGAATATGATGTAGGGGTATAAGCATCATCAGAGTTCCATGTACCATTTGTTGTAGTTAATGTACTTCCAATTGAAGTATCTCCGCTAACAGTTGGAGCTGCAGTATTTATTGGAAATTCTGGATAAGATATTTGCCAAGATGTACCATTATATACCCAACCTTTAACTGCATTAGACCATGAAGAACCATTATATATTTTTAATGATTTTTGAGTATTCCATGTTGTTCCATCATATATTTTAAATGTCATATTTTACCTAGTATTGTATATATATATCTCCAGCAGCTGTTCCAGTTGGAAGTGTACCAGTGTTGTTATAAAATACTTTATTAGCATTTCCAGAATTAGTTCCATTTGAATATGTTGCTGTAGATATTGTTGACCATGATGCAGATGTACCATCTGTACTTAAATATTTACCAGATTGTCCAGATTGAGAAGGATAAACTGCAGATTTAATCCAGGATCCTTCATGTGCAAAATACATTGATCCTTCTGAATGAACGTGTGCCCACCTTCCATGATTTGAAGACGCAGAGGGAAGATTTTCAATTGCATCATAGACTGGAATTGAAATTGTAGAATATGTAAAGTCAGATGTATTTAATTTTGAAGATAAGTCTATTGTTCCCCAAGAAGCTGCTGTTCCATCGGTTGTTAAGTATTTCCCAGTATTTCCAGATTGTGTTGGTAAGCTATCTCCAGCACTTATTGTTGTACTTCCTCCGAGGGATACTGGTGTTCCATTTATTGTAATACTTGAATTTGTTAGGCCAGAATTTGGTATCGTAGCCACTGATGAAATTACTCCAGATGAATTTGTTGTTACGTATCCTGCCGTTGTAAGAGGAGTAGTTATAGTACCAGTAAATGTTGGTGAGGCTAGCGGTGCTTTAGCTGCAATTGAATTTGTTACGGTTGTGGCAAAGGCTGCGTCTCCGCCTAAAGCATCTGATAATTCTTTTAAAGTATTTAATGTAGATGGCGCTGAGTTAACCAAATTTGATATTGCTGTATCTGTATAGGCTGCTGCTGCAGTTTGTGCTAGGGATGCTGCTCCAATTTGTTCATATACAGAGTTTGCTTCCGTTGTTGTTAAATATTGGGCATGTGGGTCTGCTGCTGCTTCGTGTGTTGTTACTCCAGCATTACTTCCAGTAATGGTTACTGTATTAGTGGTATTGTTTGTGGTTAATGTTATGTTGGACCCAGCAGTTAATGTCAGGGTATCTGATTGTTGATCTGCAGAAACAGTAGTCTGTCCAGATACGGCTATATTAGAAAATGTATTAGGTATTACTGTTCCGACTGCTGCTAAGGAAGCCCACTTTAATCCTGTTGATGTACTACTATCTGATAATAATGCGTAGTCATTTGCGCCAGGAGTTATTGTAGATACTCCAGTTCCAGTTCCTACTGGCATAGAGCCTTTTGTAGAACTAATTAATGATGTTGCTATATAATCTGAATGTGTATGTCCAGTAGTAGCATATGAAGAGTCATGGTTATGTGTCGTAGGAGAGTATCCTGCAAGATCTGCAGATGTTAAATAGTTTGAGTGGACATGTGCTGATATT